GAATTAAAGAAAATCAACAATGAAATTGACGCAGTTCTTGCCCCAGTCTGATATAATAGAGGGATTGGCTATCAGAGTAAAGAACAAATACCCAGAAAAAGGTATGTGCGAGTTCATTGCTAAAGATTTGGTCAAAGAACTAAAAAGTCGCGGTATAAATGCCAAACATGTGGAAGGAAATTTTACATTGGACGAGCCAGCAGCATATCAATTTATTAGTCCATTGGACGAAATAAATGATGAATATACCATAGACCATGATTGGGTGGAGGTAGAAGGCGTGATTGTTGATGCATCAGCTTCTCAATTTAAAAAATATGTGTATGATGAAATACCAGACATTGTAATGGTAAATTATACACATCCGTTATATACCAAATACGAACCAAAAAATTATGTCTAGTACGACCAAGAATATCAAAGATGTAATTCGAGAAGAGTATATAAAGTGTGCCAAAGATCCTATATACTTCATGAAGAAGTATGTAAAGATTCAACATCCTATTCGCGGCACACTGCCATTTCTTACTTATCCATTTCAAGACAAAACTTTGTCTGACTTGATCAAGTATGATCAAAACATTATTCTCAAAAGTCGTCAGATGGGTATTACTACATTGGTTGCTGGATATTCATTGTGGCTCATGGTGTTTCATGAAAACAAAGAAATTATTTGTTTGAGCATCACACAAGAAACATCCAAGGCAATTGTAACCAAAGTTCGTTTTGCAAATGACAATCTACCAAGTTGGTTAAAACTGCGAGAATCAGAAGACAATCGACTGTCATTGAAACTATCCAACGGCTCCAAGATTGTTGCTATTTCATCAGCCGGTACAGCCGGTCGTTCAGGTGCCGCATCTTTGCTGATCATTGACGAAGCTGCGTTCATTGACAATATCGACGAAATATGGTTGTCTTCACAATACACATTGGCTACTGGCGGTAAAGCGGTTGTGTTGTCTACACCAAATGGTGTGGGCAATTGGTTTCACAAAATGTGGACAGAAAGCGAATCTGGTCTAAACAACATGAATCGCATCAGCTTACCGTGGAATCATCATCCAGAACGCGATCAAAAATGGCGCGATGATCAAACAAAGTTGTCTGGTGAAAAAGGTGCGGCACAAGAATGTGATTGTGAATTTAGTACGTCAGGCAACACCGTTATTGATATTCCACTAATAGAATGGTATGAAAAAAATCATGCCATTGATCCAACAGAAAAGCGCGGACATGACAAAGGATTGTGGATATACAAATATCCAGAAGCTGGTAAAAGTTATATGATAAGTGCCGACGTTGGTCGAGGAGATGCCGCCGACTTTAGTGCGTGTCAAGTGTTGGAAATAGAAACAATGGAACAAGTAGCGGAATATAAAGGAAAAATACCCACAAGTGATTATGCTCGATTGCTCATGACAATTGCAACTGAATATAATCAAGCATTACTTGTTATAGAAAATGCCAATGTAGGATGGGCAGTTATACAAGTTGTATTAGACAGCAACTATCCAAATCTATTTTATAGTTCATCAGATTTACAATATGTAGATATAGAATCTCAATCCACAAACAAGCTAAATGCCCAAGAACGCAAAATGACACCGGGCTTTACCACATCCAACAAGTCTAGACCGCTTCTAATATCCAAGCTTGAAAGTTATATTCGCAACAAAGAAGTAATCATACACAGCAAGCGATTGTTGGAAGAACTGAATGTATTCATCTGGAAAAACACCGGTGGATCATCTGCCAAAGCAGAAGCCATGACTGGTTACAATGATGACCTTGTATTGTCAATGGCTATTGGACTATGGATAAGAGATGTAGCATTGCGATTGAGAAAAGAAGCAGATGAATCTACTCGTCTTATAATATCAAAGATAGGTTCTACTTCAAGCGAACAGATAAAAAATAACATGGTGGCATTGCACAAATCTGGTAATAATCCTTATGGAGTTTACAGCAATCCTTGGAAAATGAGTATTGGTGGTCCAAGTGGTGTGGGTGGTCAAAGTAAAACAGAAGACCTAACATGGCTGCTGTGATGATATATCTTATAAAAATATCATGAGTATATATTTATAGAATAGACGCTCATATATATACATACTTATGGCAGAACAAAAAGATATATTCACAAGACTAAAGAAGATGTTCTCAACGGACGTGCTCGTGCGTCATGTTGGTGGAAAAAAGATAAAAGTTATAGACACAGATGAAATTCAATACGCAACAGACAGAAATAGTTTGCGTGATCGTTTCAATAGATTAAGAAGTAGTACATACAATTTGCATAATCGCGATATGTCTATGGCATATCAAGCAAGTCGTTTAGAATTGTTTAGAGATTATGATGTGATGGACATGGACCCAATCATTGCATCTGCATTGGATATTTACTCAGATGAATGTCTTGTACCAAGTGAGTTTGGTAATGTTCTTACAATTCGCTCAAAGAATGAAAACATCAAAAAGATTCTCAACAATTTGTTTTATGATATTTTAAATGTTGAGTTCAATATGTGGAGTTGGACTCGCAACATGTGTAAATATGGTGATTTTTTCTTGAGATTGGAAATATCACCAGAATATGGCATTCACTTGGTGCATCCAATCAGTCCATATGAATTGACTCGTATTGAAGGTAGTGATCCAAAAAATCTTAACTATGTCAAATATCAGCATGATGGTATGGGCGGTGGCATGGAGTATGAAAACTTTGAAATTGCTCATTTTAGATTGTTGAGCGACAGTAACTTTTTGCCATATGGCAAGAGTATGATTGAGCCAGCACGTCGTGTATGGAAGCAATTGAGTCTCATGGAAGATGCCATGTTGATTCATCGTATCATGAAGGCTCCGGAAAAGCGTATTTTCTCTATTGATGTTGGTAATATTGCACCAAGTGAAGTTGATGCCGCCATGCAAAAGATTATCACCCAAGTTAAAAAAGTGCCATATATTGATGAAAAGACTGGTGATTATAACCTTCGTTTCAATCTAAACAATATGGTTGAGGATTTTTATCTACCAGTTCGTGGTGGAGACAGTGGCACAAAGATTGATACATTACCTGGCATGGAATTTACTGGTATTGATGACTTGGAATATGTTCGTAATAAAATGATGGCAGCACTCAAGATTCCAAAAGCATTCTTGGGTTATGATGAAAGTATTTCTGGCAAGGCTACATTGGCAGCAGAAGATGTTCGTTTTGCTCGTACCATTGGGCGTATTCAACGTATTCTTGTTTCTGAACTGACCAAGATTGCTATTGTTCATTTGTATGTACAAGGATATCAAGATGCGTCGTTGGTTGATTTTGAGTTGGAATTGAGCAATCCTTCTACCATCTTTGAACAAGAAAAGCTGGAAATTTGGCAGAATAAAGTGAATCTTGCTTCTGATATGATGGAAAGCAACATGTTCAGCAAAAAATGGTTGTATAATAATATATTCAATATGTCCGGCGATGATGTTGAAGATCTGCAACAAGAAGTCATAAAAGACAAAAAAGAAGGTTGGAGAATTCAACAGATTACTGATGAAGGCAGTGATCCATCTTTGACCACCGGTGGCGGCGAGTCTGGTGAAGGTGGAGGTGGTGGTGGGGTAGACATGGGTGGTGGCGGTGGAGATGCTGGCGGTCTACCAGACCTTGGTGGCGGTGGCGAAGACGCTGGTGGCGGTGGTGAAGAATCCGGCGGCTTGCCTCCACTGGAAGAAGAAAAGAACGCAAACGAACCAATTCTGGATGAAGAAACTCGCAAAGAGCGCGAACGAGGAATTCGCCCAAGTCAAGAAGGAAAAAAAGAAGAATATAGTGACACATTCACAAAAACACGCGGCGAAGATATTCTTGGCAACGGACAAAACAAAGAAAAGTCCAAGTCTGATCGCAGAACAACTCATATATACAGAGGTTCCCCATTGGGTAGCATGGACGAAGATCTTAAAAGTATAAAAAAGTCGTTGATGGACAAGTATAATAATAAAAACAAGAAAATAATAGCCGAAGAAAAATCTATTATGGATGAGTCTAATATAATTGATGATGATAAACCTCTCTAAAATATGAGTTTTTATCACCCACACACATATTTATAAATAATAAAACCGTATGAAGAAGCTGAAACACTCTAAGTATAAGAATGCTGGAATACTATTTGAACTGTTGGTGCGTCAAGTAACCGCCGACATTCTAAATGGTCAGGAGGATTCAAAAGCTAATGCAATATTGCGTGATTATTTTTCAGAATCTACTGAACTTGGTAGAGAAAATAGATTATATCGTATTATAATGGAAGATAAGACCAAGGATCAAACTTCTGCTGATAGACTACTTGAGCAAATTATTCGCACCAGAACAAAGTTGGATGAACGTGCATTAAATCTACAAAAGTATAATTTGATAAAAGAAATTCGTGAAAACTATCCATTGGATGATTTTCTCAAAGGTAGTATTTCAAACTATAAATTGCTTGCTAGTATTTATAAAGTATTTGAAGAAAGTGTAAATTCAGTTGATTGTGATCCTCGTGAAATTTTCAAAGCTCGTACATGTATTGTAGAAAGTATTGCTGCACCAAAAACACCAACTCGTTTGGTTAGTGAAGATGAAAAGAAAGATTTGGTCAAAGTATATCAGCAACAAAATGAAGATGTTCGTTTGCTTGCTTATAAATTGCTTGTTGATTCATTCAATGAAAAATATAAAGGATTGGATGAAAAGCAAAAAATTCTTATTCGTGAATATATCAATAATATCAGCAACACAAACTCGTTGCGTCAATATATCAATAATGAAGTTCCAATTGTTCGCAAAGAAATCAATGAACTCAAATCGCATGTAAGCAATGATGTTGTTCGCATCAAGCTTGATGAAACATTAAATCAATTGGACAAGATATCCAAGGGTACATTGGTCAAAGAAAATCAAATCATGGCTCTAATGTTGAGCTATGAACTTGTAAAAGAACTAAAAAACCTAAAGTAATATGAAAAAATCACAACTAAAACAACTAATCAGAGAAACAATAAATGAAGCCACACAACCACAAAAGGTTGTTGGAAAATACATTTATTTTGTTGATTCTAAAGAGTTGTATAGTTTAAAGCCATATAAACTTGTTGCAAATCGTTGTGACATATCAGTAGCAAATAATTGGACAAAAGCAACATTAATGCAAGGAGAAGATGTTAGAGATATGGGAATCGACAGCGTTACAGACATATCGGCTTGGTATATTGTAAACAATGCTCCGTCAGATCATACATTTGTTGGATATATTGGAAAATAAAATATGAACGACGCCAAAAAAATCATCCGTGAATTAGTTGAAGAAGTCATTGAAGAAATGACATCAACGGGTGCTGTTGCTGGTTATCAAACACCGGCGGCATTTCGTGGTCATAAAAGCAAAAAGAAAACAGCCGAACGTAGTATGCCAGGTGGCAAAGTTGTGGGCAAAGAAGACACAGATGATACAACAGTTGGTGAAGGTGAAACACTGACACTGCGTCGTGATATTGGTATTATGGAAGGTCGCAGTCGGTATCGTAATTTCAAAGATAGTGACATGATGAAAAATCATGCCAAGATTTCATATGGCATCAATCAAGCAAAAAAAATGCTTAATGAAGTTGAATATCTATTAAACATCTGTGAACGTCTCAAGACAGAAGCAAATGTTCCAGCCACAAGTTTGTGGGCACGTACTCAACCAGACATGAAAGAAATTCATGGTCGATTGAAAGAAATTGCCAAAAGAATCAACAGAATGGGAAAAAAATAAAATTTATGAATCTAACAGACATTGCTAAAAAGATTTTGAAAGAAGACACATGGGGCAACAATCCATCTGCCGCTGGTGGTATGTCAACAGGTCGTGCACCAAACGCAGTCACACCACCTGCTACACCAAATGCCAAGATGCTTGACATTTCTAATCAGTTTAAGAATTTCAAGACATCATTGGAAACTCAAGAAGATGCTGCTGTAAAGAAACTGGCTGATGAACTAAAGAAATCATTTCTAAAAAAGAATGTAATTGTAAAAGCATCCAAAGGCAGTGTTGGTCAAATTGAAAAAGAATATAACGTTTCTGTCAATAACATTGATGTTCGTTATATGAAAGACAAATATTATATTGTATTCATTGGAAAAGAAGGCAATGAATCAGAAAATGAATATTATTTGGATGATTCACAAATACAAGTAAATGATGCTCCTCAAGCAAAATCACAAGCACCAGCAAGTTTGACACGCGGTCAAGTTGGCGGCATTCAATATCCACAAGTTATGGGTATGAATTCTAAACGAAACATTGTACCAAGCAAATAATATGAGCAAACAACTATTAGTAGATTTTATACCATTTGATATTACTCCGCAGATGCTTACAGAAGCAAAAGCAAATACTGGTGG